CCACGATAGTAGCGGAACTTTGCTTTGCGCAACATGTTATAGTCTGAAGAAAGTTTAGTATGCTTCAACTTAATGTTGACAAGCAATTTAATATATTTGGCGTGGAGTTTTGGAGTAGCTGTTGATTGTTCACCAAGATAGTTATCATCTATTTGGCAATCAACGTCCCACATATCCTGCAATTGTTCTAAGTTCATAATATACCTCAATTAGTCGTAGTAACATTATACTACGATTCTGCAATAAAATCAAATAAATTTGTAGTAACTGTAGCGGAAAGTTGCATTACCTACGATATAGGGAACGTCTTGATTTGTTGATTGGAATAATATAGATTCAATTGCCACTGGGAAGACGTCAATAAATTGAACAGTTTGCACTGCCAAATTATTTACTCCAAGTATTTCTAAAGTTGCGTCAGAGTAGTTCTTTGCAAGTTCAGAGATAGAGAGAGAAGTTGTATCAGTGCCAATAAAGCTGGTATATTCTTCATAGCTGGTAGGAAAACCCAACGCAACTATCCAGTTATGAATCGCCTTATAGTTACTCATCTGTTCATCAACCAAGAACTGGATTTGCAGAGTGTCATACGTAATGATGTCACCTGGAATTGGAACAGATCTAAATGGGTTGGCAAACTCTGGCTCACCAAAAGACAATCCTGGAAGATTTGCTTGTTGGCAAAAGAAGTTTACTGAAGGAATCTTCAGAATGGTGAACGAAAACCCATTAGGTGATAATGGATTAATGTTTTCTGGAAGTGGGCATGAAACGGTATTTGTCATATAATTATTTAGGAGATAAAAAAAGGGGAACCGAAGTTCCCCTTTTAAATTACTGCTTCTATGTCAGTTTCGTATAACCGATGGATTACATCAAGTTAGTAACGGCAACTTTACGATAGTAGTAGTTTACGTCAGCAGTCAAAGCACCATCGCTGTCAGAGTTATCCAACTGAACGAATGGGTTAGCAACTAGACCGTAACGAGTCTTGAAGCCAATCTTTGGTTGGAAGCTGTTAGGATCAACAGCACGAACCATTTGCAATGGAACGTATGGGCAGTAGAAAAGACCAGCGTCAAACGCTGAAGTACCTTTGTAACCCATAACGAAGAACTGACTAGTACCTTGGTTAGCAGTATATGGGTCAACATATACTTTGTACTTACCATTCAATACACCAGCGAAAGTAGTGCTTGCTTCATCAACATTCAATGAAGTGTTAAGAGCAGGAGCGTAGTCCAAAACACCAGCCATTGCCAAAGCACTTGCAACATCTGAAGAACAGATGATGAAGTTACCACGACCACGACGAGTTTGCTGAGCGATAGCATTGGCTTCACGTTCGATTTGGAACAATAGACCTTTGAACTTCTCAACAGACCAACGACCATTAGAGTCAGTGTCTAAGTCGAAAGTACCAGCAGTAGTAGTACCAACTGCAGCACCTGCTTTAGCAGTAGTGTAGATAGTACGGATAACTTCACGGTTAATTTCTGAAAGAATTTCAGTTGAAAGGATGTTGCTCAATTCGCCTTCAGCGTCAAGACCATGAACAGATTTCATGTCTTGTGCTAATTCGATTGAGTATTCTGCTTTCAAAGCACGAGTCTTAGCAGTTACAGAACGCTTCTCGATAGAGAAAGCCATTGCACCGAAAGAACCATCACCAGAACCACCTTGACCAAGACGCTCACCAGCAGCAGTCGTTAGACCAGTACCAGTAGTGTTGCTTGATGGATTCCAAGTAGAACCAGAGTGAGCACCAGTACCAGAGAAGTCTGTATCAGCTTCGTTGAATAGAGCCTCAGTACCACCTTGAGTAGAGTAGCGTGATTTCATTGCGAAAATCAAACCAGTTGGTTGAGTCATTGGTTGAACACCAGCAACGTCATAAGCGATAAGTTGTGGCATTGCACGACGTACCAAGCTGATCAATACTGGATCAAACTTAGCGAAACCGCCAGTGTCACCATAGCTACCAACAGCGTTAGCTGGTGCAGCTTCGTTCAACTCGCCCATGGCTTCATGGCCACGACGCATTTCACGTTCTTGGTTTTCTAACAATACAGCCGTAACTTCACGACGATACTGTTCTTTAATTGGGGCTGCGCCCTCGTGGTCCAATACTGGAGCCCACTTTTTTACTAGATCTTGACGAATAGTCATTTTAGATTTCCTTTTATTTGTTGCGGTTTAGGATGCTTGTGTAAGCAGACATAACTGGATCTAATTTCTTTTCTTCAGTTAGAGTGTCTACTGGTGCATCAGTAACTACAGACTTAACATCTGCTTGTGCTTTAGTTGTGAAATAATTTTCACGAATTGTTTGTAACTTAGTTTTGAAAGTTGCTTCATCTTCATAAGTTAGTTCTTCAGCAAGACCCTTTAGCTTCTCAGCCTGTGTGTCTGCCAAACCATCTGTAGCTTCTTGAACTAATTCAGCACGCTTCAATTCACCGATTGTTTTATTCAACACGATGTTTGACTCAACTGTTTCATTCAACTTAGCTTCGAGTTCTGCAACTTGCTCTTCCAAAGAACCTAGTACATCGAATTTCTCTTCAGGAATATCGATATAGTGCTCTTCAAAGAGACCTTTCAATCCAGATACAAAACCTTCGAGAATCTCAGATTTCATACCATGCTCAAGGGCTATTTCATTCTGTGCAATCCACTGCTCGACTACGTAGTCGAGATATCCATCAACTTTTTCAACAAGACCCTCTTTAATTTCTTCAACTTGCTCGGCAAGTTTGGAATTAAACTCTTCTTCGATTCGTGTCATTTCTTCTTTGACACGACTCGTGACAGCAGCTTCATAAATGGTAGTTGCCTTAGCACGGAACTCTTCAGAGAGTTCTTCACCATTCATAAGTGCGTCGATATCTTCTTTAACACCCTTAACAGAAGTGTCACCAACACGAACTACAGCAGCATCACCAGCTACTGCGTTAGCAGTTGCACGATTTGCTTTCTTTGCAGTAGCATTAGCAGCTTCATCTTCGTCTTGGACGTTGTTCTTATCATTTTCTGGGTTAGGTGTTTCACCACCATTAGGAACAGAGTTAGTAGCAGTACGCATAACTGACTGATCGCCAGCCTGTGCACCATCTTTACCTGTGTCCATACCACCCTCTTTACCTGATACTGTGTATTCGTCTAATTGTTGTTTATTAGACTCGGCAAGCATCTCAGCGATTTTTTGTTCGATTGACATCGTTTTTCTCCTAACTGGAATAGTTCTATAATTATTTATTATTTATCTGATTTTACTCAGGAAATTTTGAAAAGCGAGGATCTTCGCTTCTTCTAGATTACGTGAAGAAGTTTTACGAATAAATCGTTGCACTTCTTCAATATGTTGTTCCACAAACTTTCCATCAACGAAAACCCATTCTTTGCTTTCCATAATCCCACGAACGTAGGCATCTGGGGCAGATGGGTCAGCAACGATGTCTGCTGCTGTAGACAGCATAAAATCGTCTTGAACAATTTGAACACCCTCATTATTTGACTTGAGAGATCCAAGTGCTCGACTAGATACGCCAAGGTTTGCGCCACCCTCAAGCAGACCGATAGCGATCTTGCCCATAGGTGTCTCTAGAATCTTTGCTTTGCCGATGTAGTTAGTGCCTTCTTTACGTAGTGAAGTGATCAGGTGAGAAACACGATCTAGATTGATCTGTGGATTCTCTGGATGACCAAGTTCACCGTAAGCACGATTCTTGTCGACATATTCTTTAATGTAACGAACGACTTCTTTATCCATAATTGATTCTGGATACATACGCCCATTACGATTTTGTAATTCTGATTGAAGGAATACACCCTCAATAAAGTGAGTCTTACCTTTACCTAGTTTACTTTCAGTAACTAAGTTTACAGGATTTTCTAATACTTCTCTAATAAGTTTCATAGTTATGCCTTATCTGGTGAGCCAGAAGCAGTAGTAGATGCACCAACACGAGTAGTGTCATCATAAGAACCATAAGTAGCTGGTTCAACTTTAGTTGCCCAACCAGCAATTTTACGTAGGGTTAAGTATCCTACACATGCAGCACCAGCAAGAGTAATAACAATATTTGAAGTATTGTTAACAGTATCGCTAATGCCGTCTTGCGTGAAATTAATAGCTGGCGCATTTTCTGGAGCAGCTGCCATTACAACAACACTATTTCTAGTGATAGTTACTCCTGAAGTCAATAAACCCAAAGCCATAAATTTAACAATGTTTACTGTTGGATTTTCAGAATTTCTTGCTTGAGTAGAAGCAGCCAATGTAGAGATATCAATAGTTGCTGCTGTATCAACAGAACTACCTTCAAACTTAATTATAGTCTCTTGATTTGTATTTTTAATTATTGTTGTTCTAATAGCAGCCATCTTATTGTTCCTCTATTCGTTCAAGCACATGAAGGAAGTTTTCTTTGTCTTCTCTCATGTATTCGATAATTTCTTTTTGGTTTTGTAATAAGTTATTTAGTAACGATTGAGTTGCTTCATTTATTGCAACAACAGAACCATCACTTAGTTGATAGTGCAGTTTGTTTTCAACTACAATATCTAATTTGTTTAGTTTACGGATATCCTGAACAACTGGATCGATAGTAAAAATTTTAGAAGAAGCAAGATCTAGGTATGATTCAATTAGTGTATCAGTAACTTTAACATCGTGATATTCTTTAATTATATTCGCTATTCGATTCGCTGTAATTTCTTCGTAGATTTCTTTAGTAACAGTTTCTTCTAGATCTTCTGAGTGTTGTTTTGTTTTAATGTATGTTCTTGCTTCTTCAATCGTTTTAAATTCAGTAACAATGTTATTGATTAGAACTTTATCTTGTGCAGTTTTCTGAATCAAATTCCCGAACGAACGGAATGACTCAACAATATCTACACCAGTAGATTTGTTTGCTAGGGATTTAGAAAACTCTCCGTAGTACATTACTCAGCTTCTTTAGTTTCTGGTTGCTTCTCTTCAACTTCAGGTGCTTCAACTTCTTGTTGAGCAATGTTTTGTGTGAAGATGTTAGATGATGCTGCAGCACTATCAAGTGCTTTAAGAACAGAGTTTACTAAGTCAGACATTAACACTTCTCCATTTTCTTTTTCTTGGCTTCAGCAATTTCTTCTTCGCTCAAACCTTCTTCATCAATATTTACTTCTTCTTCAACAACAGCTTCTTGTGTCTTAAACATACCTTGTGCTACATTGGCACGCATGTCATCTAAACGAGCGGAAATCTTTTCTGCAATAGCTGCATTGAAAGATGATTCAGTTTCCATTGCATTACCGTCAGCAATAGCGTTAATTAAATTACTAATGTTACTCATTTATTATCTCCTTGTTGTGTCTGTTGTTGTTCATTAGGATCGGGCAAAGCATTCTGAACAACGTAGTTCTGTTGAGCAGTTTGTGTAACACCAGCAACAGTACCTTCAATTTCAGCATGACTCATTTTATCATCCTGATCTTCTTGCATTTCTTTTTCCATCTGATCAATGTCAGCATCAGTCTGCATTAGAACATTTTTACGAATCCACTTTGATGAGTAGTACTTACCAATGTAAGGATCCATTTGTTGCAGAATTGCAATACGATTTTGTAGCAACTCAGCATCTTTTAATTCATTAAAGTGATTATCCTCTTGGAAGTCGTAGGTGATGAACTGATCCATCTCATCCCACTCATCGCCACGGATAATTCCTTTTGCTACTAACTGAACACGTAATGTGTGAGAGAATAGCACAGAGAATTTCTTACGTAGTCTAGCAATAAACTTGCTAAACTTAATTTCATCACGAGTAATTTCTTGCGAACGTCCAAGGCTAAAACCTTGAGACTGAAGCATACGTGACATCGGCACATTCAACGCTTGATAAAGTTTCTTCTGGAAATATTCAATGTCTTGAATGTCGCCAAGGTTTTGGCCACCTGGAAGAGTAGTAATCTCTGTACCCTTACCACCTTCACGACGAGGCATCCAGAAATCTTCCATCATTGAAAGATGCTTACGATCATCACGAGTTTCGCCAGTAGTTGCGTCATACACAACTTTGTTACGGAACTTGTTCATAATGTCGTTTACATATTGCTCAGCTTTTAGCTTAGGTAAGTTACCTACATCAACGTAAAACACTCTACGTTCTGGAGCACGACTGATGCGGTAAATAACAACCGCATCTTCAATCATCTTAAGTTGGTTTACTGGTTTAATTGCTTTATGCAATGGGGAAAGTGTCATTCCCGTATTTGCATCTTGCAAACCAGATGGTGCATAAACAATCGAATCAATCGACAGTTTCACACCCTGAGTTGATTGCTCAGTAATACCTTTGTCATTATAAAGAAAATATTCATCTACCTTCTTTACAATTTCAACTCCCTCAGGACTACGTTCTTTGGTTACGTTCTTGATACGACGGATCTTACGAGGATCAACATAACGCATCTCAACGATACCTTGTTTGATATTCTTCTCATCAATTAAGATATGGTAGTATAATCGCCCATCAATATACCATGAGCGAAATATATCATGTCCTTTGACATTAAATCTAAAAAGACGCAAGACCATATCAAATTCATCACGAATTTTTTTCTTGATACTATCAGATACCTTTAAGTTATCAAGATTAACTTTTACCGTAGAGTTATGTTCATCAGAGATAATCGCTTCATTGATAATGTCTTCAATTGCAGCATCGCAATCAGCATACTGAGATGCTTCGCGATATCGGCGAATTAAATCATTTTCATTTTTAACGACACCTTCGATGTCCATGACCATGCCATAATAGGCACTGGCACTCGCAACGACAGTAGAACCATCGTCAGATGGGGGAGATACAACACTCCCCACATCCAACTGTTCTTTTTTACGTTTTATTTCAAATCCAAAAACCTGCATAATTAAATTTTACCTAACGAATTAGATGTTAATTGGGAAATTTCCAATTGGAGTATCAACAGAAACATTAACGCCAAAACTATTACCCTCAGTACTATTGCTAGTAAAGTAATTGAATTGGAATTCAACATCAAAAGTTTCAATTTGGTTTTGTTGTTCAAAGTCAAGACCGATTGCGCCAATGTTAATTGGGAAAGCATCAGTAAATTTATATACTTTAACGTCTGCACCATTACGATCTAGCTGATGAACAGTCATATCAACTTGGTAGTCACGAGGATTCGTGCGACCAGTAGTTGCAGAGTAGTTCTGAATACCAGCTTGCCACTGTTCAAACGCATTGCGAATGTTGAACGAAGTGTCAGTGTAGCAAGTAATAGTCCATGGTTGGAAAGTACGTTCACCAGCAAAGTTTACTGGACGACCACGATAGAGAACACCGATGTTCTCTAAAGTAGAAGCAGGTAACTGAGCAGCTTTACACAAGAATTGTGCTTGCTGTCCAGCTACGATACCACCAGTAACATATGATGGGAAAGAAAGTTGCACACGGAATTGATTTGGGCGTGCACCGCCACCAATCATAACCGCTTTAAAGTCAGCAATATTTGCCATTTGTTATCTCCTTTATCCTTTATTTAGCTCTATTATTGACCACCACCAATTTCACTAAACGCTACAGAAGAGCGAGCAGCAACGAAATTGAGAGTAATAAAGTTGATAGAACGATTTGGCTTGATAAAGATGTCAGCAACGAATTGGTTCGCATCGATAACTTCACCAGTGTTGTTTGTAGCATCACACTTAACAACGAAGTCAGTAATACCACGACGACCCTGAACATCACGCAAGAATGGTTCAACCAAGTTGCGGAATTGTGCACGAGTAAACGCATCATTGAATTCGAACAACTGGAATTTAGCAGCTGTAGCGATAGACTTCTCAAGGATGATAAACAAGCGACGTACGTTAATACGATCAAAGGCAGATGGTTTAGCCAATAGAGTCTTATCACCGAACAACACAGTACCTTGTCCTGGGAAAGTCACAACTGGGTTTACACCAACTTTGTAAAGGTTATCACGATCTGTCTTAGTTGGATTGTGTGCCAACTTAACTACGTTCTTAATCTGACCACGATTTAAACCACCTGGAGAGAACCATGGGTCTTGTTGATTATCAGTACGAGCACATAGACCAGCTACGTCACCATTCAATGGAACCCAACGATATTTGTCGTTGTAGCGATCGTATTGATATTTGTAACCAGAATCTAGTACAGCGTATGAAGAACTTGGTAGTGCGTTACGATAAGCGATAATAGCAGTAGTAGCATCAGAACCAGAACCAATGATATAATCACCAGTACTAGTATTTTCTGGAGAAGCAAATACAACACAATCAAGACGTGCCTCAGCAATAGCGATTACGCTATTAGCAACAGCTGCTGATGCTTTACCTAGTGGTAATAGAGAAACGTCATACTGACTGTCATCAGCAAAGATATCCCAAGCAGTTTGTAGTTGTCCATCAGTTGCAGTTAGATCATCAACACCACCAGAAAGAGTTTCTGTAACAGCAGTAGTCATTGAAGCGAAAGTTTTATTTAAAGCAACAGTACCCCAGTTAGTACCAGTAGAAGTATGATCCATCCACCAGATATATCTAGAACGACTATTAATTACGTCACGATAGTAATTATTTGTACCGTCACCTTTCTTGGCATCAGATGCTTTAGAAACGTAAGCGAACTTTTCTAAAATAGAACCAGCAACACCAGTCCATTGACCTAGAGTATCAATAATGATAATATGAAGTTCATCATCTGAACCATTAGCAGTATCAACGAAGTCAGAAGTGCCTGGAGCACCTTCAAATTCAGCTTTGTAAGCCCAAGCTGCATAACCAGATGAGTCAGAATAAGAAACAGTCAAACTGTTGCCCAACGCACCTGGATATTTTGCAGCCCAAGTACCAACAACACCAGCACCATTTACGTAAGTAGTTGTGTATGTATCAGTGTTATTGATTTTAATACCACCTAAGGTAATTGCTGGAGTAAGAGTTGCAGTGCCACTAACAGTAGCAGTTGGAGCAGTTAAATAGCCAGAACCTGGATTTGTGATTGTAACGCTAATAGATGAAGTTCCAAGTGTTACGCTACTAACAACAGCACCACCAGAACCAGCGATAGTTACAGCAACAGTTCCTTTGTAACCAGAACCAGCATTATCAATAGTAATTGTATCAATGGCACGAGCACCAGAACCCGCAACTAATATTGCAGTGGCAGTAGCCTGAACACCATTAGTACCAGTTGGGGCAGCAATAGTAATAGCTGGCGCAGTAGTATATGAACCACTATTACTTAAAGAAATAGCAGAAATAGAACCACCAGAAAGAACTGCAGTTAAAATTGCACGTACTCCTCCAGCAACTTGAGGATCACTAACAGTAATAGTTGGGGCAGCAGAAGCTGAAGCATAACCACTATTTGTGCCAGCAACAGCTACAGAAGTAACAGTACCAGATTGTGTTGCAACAGCGTTACGATGATTTGCGGTATCAGCACGAACAACCAAAAGGTTATTAGAGTATGATAGAAAGTTTGCAGCTGTGAAAAATGAAGTTGCATTGTCGTCAGTTGGCTTACCAAAACGCTGAACTAAAACATTCTCAGAATTGATAGTTACTGGTTCAAGAACGGGACCCCACTGAAAAGCACCAGCAAAACCACCAGTTGAGGTAGCTACGGCTGGAACGATAGAGGTAAAGTCTTTTTCTACGACTGCAACGCCAGGACTTAGTTGAAAAGGCATTGTAATTCTCCTTATTACATTAACATGTTATTTGTTTTGACAAGCATGGGCATGGTCATCACTAATTTATTTATGAAATCCCACATTTCTAATTTAAAAATTTAGGGGTGCTTTCTCTTCATTGTTCCCATCGTCATAAACCCCAAATGGCGTTAGTTCATCTTCGATCGCTTGCATCTGTTTCTTATACATTATTTCTCTCAGATTAATATTATTTAGGTCTTTAAAATAAGGGTTGGTAGTGAGCCAACTAAACAGAACCAAACTCATCACTAAATCATCATGATAACCATCATCCGCCTGATAAGTTCCCTTAGTTTCGATGAAGGTCGATATCTCCGAAATTGTATCTGCGTCTTCAATAATCAATTTATTTTCTTCTACTAGGGACTTAAAGTTATGACAGCCGATGCGTTTTACCTTCTTATCAGTATTTACACCCAGCTGAGTTTTACCTCCGCCAAAACCCCCAGATACTACTTGAGATCCCGTAGTTCTATTTACGAAAAGTATGTTTTCATATTCCAACTCTTGGTAAAGAATATGAGGAACCTGTTCGCTAGAATTGATCTCAACTAAAACGTATGCTTCATTATATCTTTTGCCTGTCTCAAAAATCACGTTAGGATAAAGGAGTGGGCTAATTGTATTGTTTCTATATTTACCGATTAATTTATATGGTACTTCAGTTATATCTATAATTGTAAAGGCAGAGTAGTCTCCTCCAACTCCCTTTGCCGTATCTGCCACGATAACATACGTATGACCTCTTTGTGGCTTTTCGTATACATCCAATCCATCTTTACTATAAACTGTCTGAGCCAAAGACATTCTAGCAATAGTATCAGCGTTAATAAGTGTAAGACTAGAACCTAAGAACTTACACAATACCTCTTGGTTATATTTCAGCTCACCAAGTTGACGCTTCTGGGTTTCAGCCCATGCTGCATCACGTCCAGGAATTCTCCAATAAGGAATAAACAACGGAACGAAATCGTTTCTTTTATTTTCAGCATCATTCCAGAATTTCCAGAAGTGATTGTAACCCAATGGTGTTGAAGATAAAAGAATCTTTGTAGTTTCACCAGCAGAAATTGTTGGGTAAACTGATGTAAAGAAATCTTCTGCAACAGTGTTTGGAATAATGGCAGTCTCGTCAACGTAAAGCATATTAACAGACTTACCACGAATACCAGAAGCAGTTGTTGCTGCCGTAAATACCAGTGACTTGTTTTCTAATTCAATGTCACCTTTGTTCCAAGTAATAACTCCCTGCTGCAACCAGTGAGGTAAATTCTCATACATTAATTGATACCGATGAAGAACCTCTCGTGCAGCAGTTGCTTTGTTTGCAAGGATAGCCACTGTTTTAGATTCTTGGAAAATAGTATACCAAAGAATATAAGCAGCTGACGTAGTCGTCTTGCCCTGCTGACGACCTTCCATAAGAATAACTTTTCTATTCTCATGAATAATTTTAACCTTCTCTACCTGACACTCATAAAGTTTGAAGGGAATCAAACCATGGTCAAGTGACACGATCATACAATATGATTCAATAAAATAAATTGGATCTGCCGCACACTTCAACCACTCTTGAACCTGTTCTGGAGTAAATTGAACCTTTACCCCAGCTGCTTTCAAGTTCACATTAGCATTATATATTTGTGCCATATTTTATAATCCGTCAATCCAACTTTCGTTGACTACTGCACCAGTAGTAACATTACCATTTACATCATAAATTCTAGTTGGAATGTCAATATCATTAACACCAATATTAGTATTAACTTCTTGAATAATACCTTGACCCTGAACAGCACCATAAAGGTTAGTCTTCAACGTAAAGGTAAGCGTATGTGTCACAAATCTACGAGTTTGAAAATCACCATCGTAATCATCTTGAACCGCAATACTATTTAGGATTACAGGAACATCTTGTCTTACGTTCATATCTGGTACTGCGTTGATTGATAACGTGTATTCTGGTGTAAACGTAGGAAGAATTTGTTCAATAATTTGCATTGCATCTTCTTGAGTCTTTGTAAGAATATAAAGAGAGATGTCAATATTATATGGCACTGGAGCATACATGTAAGTTAATGCATTTGTTCCATCACCACAAGTAATTTTTTGCATACGATTTGTTTTTCTAACAGCATCATACGTGTAACCAGTAATCTCAAAGGACATACGTGGTAAAGTTACATAGGTGTGGTTTTCTAAATTTGGGTCTTGATCTAAACGAACAATCCATTTTTCTTTTGGTGCATATGCAAGGGGAATCTGCAGTCGTTGTATAGTTGTTCCTGTCACAGAATCGCCTTGTTTGCGATCAATGTAAATATCGCTGAAGAGTGTTCCGAAACCGACGATACACTTTCTGATAAGACCATGATAGAAAACTTGATTGTTTAACATTATGGATTATTCTCTTTATCTACTTCACCGAATGGGTTTGTTACGCTAAACAATACATCCTGTGCTTCTGTTTTAAATTTATTATTATCACCGAATGATTCTGGTTTATCTACGTTGGCTTCAATTGATGACGTTGCTATTGCAGTAGAACTAAATCCTCCACCAGTAAATACGACAGTTGGTGCAGTTTTATATCCAACTCCTGGATCTGTAATATCAACACGGATAACTTTAGACAAATTCGCTCCAGTGCCACGAACAGCTATTGCTGCTGCACCAGAACCAGAACCACCAGTAAATGATACTGTTGGAGTAGAAGTGTATCCTGCACCTTGATTACTAACAGTCACACTCTTAACTTCACCATAAGGTGTTCTTGTTGTATTAGTGTTGAAAGTTTTAAGAGTTTCAAATACATCAACAGAAGGAACACCAGTGTCAATTTGTTCGGAAGAGTATTGGAAGAGTTCAACTTGTAATTTGTAAACATAAAGTTTACCAAGCTGATAAAATGGATCTTGGTGTTGTACGAATTTGATTTCAAACAAACCTTTAGTCAATGGGAAATAAAGTAGATCGCCTTCATTTGGACGAGTAGGAATTTGAGTTTGACCATAACGACCAACTAATTGTTCCCAGCGTCTACGAGCAACTACCAATGTGGCAGACTGCTCCATCATTAAACCAAACTTCTGAATGAACGCACCCTGACCAGCAAAGGAATCTATGTTTTCAAAATACATTTCAATTGGGAATGATGAAGTAAATTTTGATAGACGATCTTCACCAAGAATTTCATCTTTTGAAACCAATGTTCTTGGAATATACATCATCTCCTGACCATAAATCTTTAACGATTCAATGATCAGGTCTTCAACTAGAAACTGTTCGTTCTTAGTTCCCTGAGTAAAATAAACATTGGTTGGCATTAATTATCCAAGAAAGAATTCAAGAGGTGCTGATTTATTTTGTAGTTCGTCTTCTAGATCTTTAATTTCTGATGTTGCTTCATCATATAGTTTATCACCATCCAATGTTACACCACCTGGAAGTTGAATACCAGAGAATTTCTTTAAGTTAGTTGCCCACTGCTTTTTAAACAAAGCAGTTACATAGTGCTTCAACCA